TTTCGGTTGTTGTTTTGCGTTTATCTAACAAGGTTAAGGTCCAGGAAACTACAACTGTAGAGACGCCTCTACAACTGTAGAGACAATAATAAGCACGTCTTATAACAATAGATTATGTTACATAAGGTGACCACGTTATACTGTATATGCTGGTTATAACGGCACTTATGTGGTATAATCCATACAACCATCAACGTCCGCGTCCGATAACAGTATTAGTTGTCCTTATAGTATAGCAGGAATGTGCAACATAACACATGGTTATGGGGCTATACAACCGTTATAATCACTATAATTGTACGCTATACACGTTATAATCGTTATAATCATGCTCTGTGAATGCTGTTATTATGGGACGCATGGATAATATCCTTGTTATTGGCTTGATTTGGCCTGTATTATCGGGCAGCCCCCCGTATCACCCTTGGCCTCGCGGCCTGGAGCGGGCGGGACTCAGGTACTCGGACCACCAGAGCACACAATTTGGAAAATTAGAGAGTAAAAAGTCAAACAAACGGCAAGACGAAGCACAAGTACCCACCCTATAAAAAAATATATTTCAAAAAAATAAAATTTATTTTTGGGGCTACCTGGGTTTTTGGGCTGAAAATGAGGATAATGGGAAAAATTGAGTTGTGAAAATTGTTTATTGACGGTAGTAGTAGAGAGAGGTGTTGTTTTCCCCAAGTAGCGAAGCATGGTTGGTTTTCCTATTTAGGAAACTGAGACAAAACAAGAAAATGAGAAAAAGTACAGCGCAATTGGAGGATTGAAGAAATGCTAAAGAGGTTGAAAAAGTGGTGGTTGGGGCGGAAAATAAAAAAACTGAAGCGGGAGTACAAACGTCCAGCATGGTTGGATGATTCAAATGTGTACATTCCTCCAGAAAGGGCAAAACCCCAAGCCATAGTTATACTGGATGAATTTGCCAAGATCGATAAGGGGTATAAGGATGTTCTCACGCGACTCAACCGACCGGAATCAGAACTCCCACAAGAGTGTCCGAGTTGTGGCGGTCCGGTTACACCATCCAAAATTGATGACAGAGTCGCAGCCTGTCTGCCCTGCAAATTGATGTTTATAACCCAGGGAGCTTACGACGACCCTAATATTCAGCGAGACATCACGCACACTAATGCTGGGGTTACGCCCAGAATGAAAAAGATGCCACCGTCAACGCAACACATGAGTGCAATAGACATCTGGCGAATGAGGCGAGAAAATGAAATTAACCAGGCCAGGGCGTTTGGCCAGGGTTGGACGTATGGACGATATGGTATGTCGAGAGAGGAATATAATAAAATGAGGAGGCAAGAAAATGAGGACACTGCGTAGAGTTTGGTGCGCAATTTTTGGGCACAAGTCCAAATTAATATATCATACATACGTTAGAGACGGGCGGCGGTTCATAGCGTGTTGTCCACTCTATCGGTGTAGACGGTGCGGGTTAGTTTATTATGGGTTTGGTGCGCTAAATCCAGAGGTTGTGGACCTTATTAAAGCTACGTTAAAGGATTTGCCACCGGGTGATTTTGGTGTTGCACTTGATAACGGAGCTTATAAATTTTCGAGAATTTATAAATCAGTGGAGGAAAAAAATAATGCCATATAAATCAGACGCTCAAAGAAAGTTTATGCACGCCGCACACCCTGATATAGCTAAAAAGTGGGATAAAAAATATGGTCCAACTGGTGATTTGCCAGAACATGTTAAACCAAAGAAGAAGAAGACCAAGGAAAAGAAAAAACCTGGTGCCTACATCGGCAGCAGACACAGTAGAACAAAATAATTTTAATGTGGAGGAATAAAAATGGGAACACTATGTAGAATTTGGTGTGCGATTGTTGGGCACAAACCAGGGTTAGACCACTGTGGCATTTATGTCAGAGATGGACGAAGATTTCGTAAACCAGATTGGTCTTGGGGACTATCATATTGTCCACGTTGTAAAACAGTGTACGGGAATAAAAATCGGAGGAATAAAAATGTATAGAATGTTAGACGACTGCGTTCTCGTTGACCCAATCACCGGATCGGGAGACGCATCACAGGGCGGCATCCTTATGCCGGAGAAGATGGGAAAGAGGCCGATCAAGGGCACAGTGCTTGCAGTCGGACCGGGGCAGAAAATGGATGATGGGTCGCGCTACCCATTGGATGTAAAGGTGGGCGCGATTGTTGCATTCCCAGCAAAGAGTGGGGATCACATCTTTTTAGATGGGAATGATTACATAGTTATTCCTGAGAGATATATTTTAATGACACTTAGCGATCCAGAGGAGGAACAATCTGAATACGCAAAACATTCTGGCCCACTTTACGGCCTAAAAGACACACCCGAAAATCATAAGGCAATAAAACAGGCTAAAGATGGTGAGTATCTTCGTGTTGACAATGACGGGAACATAATCCCTAAGAATATAGAGGAGAACGAATAATGGCTCAAAAACTCGTAAAAACTTCAACAGGAGAGTATATTGATCCTGCTACCGAAGACCTTCAACGGGCGTTGCTTGAAGAGTTTGCTAAAAATTCAAGGCGCGCTACGAATGACGTGAAATACCAGGTACTCACGCTGGCGGCGGCTGCGGTGGGAACCCCTGAAGTAACACACGGTTGTAATACAGTTAAATTTTGGACAGCGTTGAGTGACTGTTACGTTGGTGATGCAGAGAGTCAACCTGTTTTGCTTGTTGCAAGTATTTGGAATGAGGTTCACGTTAATAACACAAGTTTATTGAGGTTTCTTTCGGCCACAGGTGGAGCCGTATATCTGATTAGTTCAAATTAATTTAGGAGATTGAGAAAATGAATTTGCAGAATAGTTTTAACATAATAGTAAATACAGTTGCAATAACCCCTCTTACAAAACAGGAGCGGGTAAATGTTGAAGAGGCATTACAAGTAGTTGTTCAGGGGTTGAATGCTTATGACGTATTGAAGAAGCAGCAAATGGCAGCGAAATCAGAGATTAAACCACAACTGAAACCTGCACCGCCAAAAATTGCGGAGGCAAAAGAGGAGGAAGTTAAAGATGCGTAGGGCGGTAGAATTAGCAACAATGACAGTAGTAATAATTATCAGTGTTCTTTGTGTTTTTGCTGGGCATAGTGCAATAAAAAACTACGTTAATCAAAAAAATGAAAAAATTAAATATTGGTCGGAAGCAGCTTCAAAATATCAGTCAGAAACACTCAAACTATATTTTGATAAAGAGAAGAGTAAAGTAATTAAACCTAAATCTAAACCAGTAGCACTGGTAGACGTAATCCAGCGAGTCAAACCAGGCGTAGTCCACATTGAATGCCCCCAATGGCAGTGTTCAGGTTTTGTGGTAGGACCAAACTTAATTGCAACTGTGCGGCACGGTGTTGAGGGTGTGGAAGACTTTATTATTACTACTGATGACGGTCATAAACTTCACGCTACTCGCGCCGTGTCAAGTAAGGAGCATGATACAGCATTTATTTACGTTGATGATCTTACCTGTGTGAGACAAAAATTTGAGAAGGGTTCTTGTGAAGACGAATCTCATAAGGTCAAGTTGCACGTTCTAAAACTTGGAAGTATAGCAGAGTGCCAACTCGGACAAAAGGTTTTTACAGTAGGTTCGCCGTATGGAAAGATAAATTTTAACAGTGTGACATTGGGGATCATTTCTGGCCTGGACAGAGACTGGGACATGACGGACCCCTGGACAGGAGAGAAGTATGGTTGGGAGGTTGCTTTCACAACGTCGAGTCCGGGTCATCCTGGAAATTCCGGTTGTCCTGTATTTACTATGGATGGCAAGGTCAGGGGAATACTCGTTGGTGGGTTTTCTCCTGTGCTTATCAGTGTTATGCCCAGTGATTTATTTTTATCTGACATCGACAAAATAGAGTTGATGTTTAAGCTGGATGAGTACCAGAAGGAAGTACAAGCAGATGTTGTTGCTGAAGCCTGGGGGGATTGATGGTAAAGGTATTTGGAGATCAGATAACAATAACATGGCAAGATGCGTGCGAGATGACAGGTTGGAGATCATTTTCTGACGCTATAAAAATACCTGATGAAATATTTTGTAGAACAACTGGATATTTTCTAAACCAAACTAAAGACTTCATTACTATTGCTCACACTATAGGTTTGAGTGATAAGAATGATGTGACAGGAGTGATGCACATTCCTCGTAAGTGGATACAGAAAATACAATGAACAAAGAATCAAAGAGTAGAGAAAAGAAACTAACTGAACTGGGTGCCAAGAGTAGGGCAGGCACTCTAATGTCCAGTTTATTCCGCGCAGTGGCTTCGGAGTGCACGGAGCTAATTCAAATAAAGGTTCCTGGCAGTAAGACAGGAAAAATGGAAACTAAGCTGGTGTCAAAGGCTGAGGCCATTGTGCGGGATATTATGCAGAAGGCGCTGCCACATAAAATTGAAGACGGAGAGACACGCGATTCAAAAGAACAACTTGAATACCGCAAACTCATCATGGATCGCGTAGACGGCAGGGCAGGGACAGTTGGCGAAGACGCTAAGGGGCAGGGAGAGACTATCCCGAATAAAATATCGAGAATGAATAAAGACTTTTTGAACGACCAAGCCAAAAAGGTAGCGAAGAAAAGCGCGCCGCCAAAGGTATAGTGGAGAACTAATATGATCGGTGAAGGCTTCGTAGAAAAGCCAAAACTTACGACCCCGTTTCCGGTAGATCGTGAGTTCTGGACATGTAAAAAAACTGGCTTAGTTGTTCCCAAACGGTATCATGCAAACTTGGAGTATCGTGAGAACATCTTACGCAAAGCTGAACATGATCCAGTATTACAAGCCGATATTTTATCAGCGTGTAGGGAAAGCGCGCTTTGGTGGGTCAACACGTTTGCATGGACAAAGCATGAGTTTGAAGTTGATCTAACTGTGCGATCTGGCCGAGTACCAGCCAAACAAACACATTGGCCGTTTATAACCTGGCAGATTCAGGATGAACTGTTCGATTGGTTTGAAGACCACTTCTACGGTGGTAAGAGCGGGTTGGTAGACAAGTCAAGGGACATGGGCGCGTCGTGGTGTGGTGTAGCCTTTTTACACTGGCTTTGGTTATTCCGGCCCAACACTGAAATACGTGAGATGTCACGTTCTGAAATTTACGTTGACAGTCCTATTGCCAAGAGTCTATTTTATAAACATGACTATTTGAACACATGGATGCCGGAGTGGATGCGACCACCTGGGGTTATGGTAAAGGGGCGCAAGAATCGAACCGCGATGCGAATTTTTAATTCAAAGAATAATTCTACCATCGGCGGTGAATCCACTACCAAACACGCTATGTCAGCAGATCGATGTGCAATACTGTTTCTTGATGAGTTTGCCAAGGTAGACAATGGTTCAGACATTCGCACATCTACTTATGACGTATCACCGTGTAGGATTGTTAACTCTACGGTGGCTGGACCTGGCACGGAGTTTAGTCGTTGGAAAAATAGTGGGCAGATTGATGTGTTCTCGATGATGTTTTGGGACCATCCAGCCAAAGGTAAGGGTCGCTTTATTGTTCAGGATGAGATTACCAAGACATATAAGATTAGTTCACCGTTCATTGAGAAGGTTCTTGAAGATTGCACCCAAAAGGCTGTGGCCCAGGAGTATTATGCTATTGATCTTGAGGCTGGCGACTTGTTTTTTGAACTGGGCGAAATTAATAAGCACATTGCTTTTTATACGAGGCCCCCGATTTCAGAGCACAACATTATGCTGAAACTTGGGATTGCTGACGATCAGATTGCAAAATTGATCCAAACAAAAGATACAAAATGTTATAATATTGTGGAGGTGAAAGGTGGAAAACTCCAAGTCTGGGTCGAACTCATCGACGGACGCCCAGATCAAAGCCATACTTACATCTTTGGAATTGACACGTCAAAAGGCCAGGGTGCTTCAGAATCAGTTGTTTCTATTAAATGCAAACAAACAGGTGAAATCATTGCCAAATGGGTATGCCGGAATACACCACCGCATGAGTTCAGTCGCGTCATCGTTGCACTATCTCTGTGGTGTGGTGGAGCAAATCCGCAAAGATTGCCCTTCCTCAAATGGGAAAAGAACGGGCCTGGCTGGGATTTGGGACGCTTGTTGGTACAAGTATATTCGTATCCGTTCTATCATATCACTAAGACATTAGGTGCTGTGGTTGAGAAGGTTCAGGGTTCTAAGGGTGAAATGCAGAAATACGGATACCAAATGTCACGTGAGGGGAAAGAATTACTCTTGCGCGCCTATGAACGGGCGTTAAAGACGGGCCGGATAATAAACCATTCCAAATTTGCACTGGACCAGGCTAAACAGTATATCTACTATCAGGATGGTGGAGTGGGACCGGCTGACTTGGTGGAGGCAACTTCGTCAGAAAAGAAGTTACACGGCGACCACGTGATTGCTGACGCCTTAACAACCGAAGATGAAGAAGTATCAGAACCAAAATCACAGAAACCTGTCACTCCGTTTAATTCGTGGGGTGGGCGGTTTGATGCCTGGAAAGCAAAAAAGAAAAGAAAAAAGAGCAGATGGCAAAAGCCATATAATTATAACAAGCGCTAAGGAGCAAAGATGCCAGTCGAACTCGGTGCAAAAGAAATAAGCGAACTTGTAAGAAAAGGATATAAGCGTGTAGAGCATTATCGCAATGCTGCTGCGGCTTCTATTAAAGATTACGTTGGGAATTATTACACCAAACCAGCGGGAATGACTGGTGAATACCCGCTTAATTTGATTTTTGTGGCTCTGAGAACGTGGGTGCCCAACTTGGTAATGCGTTCTGGTGTGAATAAAGTTACCACGCCTATTCTTGTACAGACAGATTATGCTCATCTGCTTGGTGCAGCCTTAAATGAACTTCATAAGAAGATTAAAATGAAGAACATCATGCGCGCTGGCATTGTTGACATGATTTTATGCGGCTTGGCTATATTCAAAACTTCTATATTTGCTGATGGCATTCTTATTCCTGACGGTTTCAATGAATACATAGAACCGGGACAACTTTATACTGACCTCATTAGTATTGATGATTTCTTTTTCGATCCATATTGTACTGCCTTAAATAAAGCAGTATTGACTGGGCATTTTACAACTGTTAGACGACAGGATTTACTTGATGCTGAAGGATGGGATAAGGATTTAGTTAAACAATTACCGTCTGCGTGGGACGGTGGTATTGACAGCGAAAAAGCAGCGCGCAGAATATCATGTAATCCGTCTGAAACTCTTGAGATGATAAAGGCTCAAGACTATGTTAGAGTGAGCGAGGTTTATCTGCCTGAAGCTGATGCCATAGTTTATGTGCCCGATCCCAAACAAGCGTCCTTTGATGACTTTTTGAAGGTGCAGGATTATTACGGCCCGGCAACCGGACCTTACCGTTTTGGTTCAATTACTCCACCCGTACCTGATAACCCCCTGCCGCTTGCCCCGGTGTCAATATGGCGTGACCTTAATTTGATGTGTAATAACCTGTTTGTTAAATTGATGGATCAGGCTGATAGTCAGAAGGATGTGTTATTATATAAACCTGGTATGGAAGACGAGGCTGAGGCAATAGCAACTGCGGTGAACGGTCAGTCTATTAGAACCCAAGACCCGCAGGGTGTGGAAGTGAAGTCATTCGGTGGTGGCAACGCTGATAATGACAAGATGACCCAACAATTACAGTTCTGGTTTAACTATGTTAGTGGTGGTGTTGACCAGATGGGCGGCATGAAAACAGGTGGCGGGTCTAAGACAGCTACAGCAGTTAACATTCTACAATCTAATGCGTCAATAACGCAAGAAGATGCACGGTCTATGGTCTATGACGTGCAGGCTGATATAAGCAGTGACCAAGCATGGTTTATGCACAATGACCCATTTTTGAACGCCCCGTCTGTTATACGAGAAACTGGTAAAGCTCCGCGACAGGTTGTTCTTACACCGGCAGAAGTGCGTGGTGACTTTTTAAGTTTAAATTTTACAATAGTTAAACGGTCTATGCAAGTGATTGAGCCAGAACACAGGCGCAAAGCACTTGCAGACTTTATGATAAACGTTTTACCTGCCGGTGTAAATTCAGCTATGATGATGATGCAAATGCAGGTACCATTTAACCTCCCGCGTTATCTAATGAATGCAGCAGAAGAAATGGGCATTGCCGATCTTGTGATAGAGATATTTGAAGACCCAACATTCCAGCGAAGAATGCAGGCAATGACGCAGGCTTCAGGGTTAGACCCAGGCAAAGCGGGAAAAGCTACTAATGGCTCAAACATAGCTGGTGTGATTCAGAACAATGGTAATGCGCAGGCGCAGCCAGTGATGGACCAGCAACAGGGATTTAATCAACAGGCCCAGATGGGAGCTACACAATCACAGTCTGATATGACTATTGGAGGATAAACATGAACGTACAAGAGTTAATTAGCGTATTGAAAGAAATGCCACCGGATGCTAATGTGACACATTTGTGGGATGGTGAACTGCGCACTAATATTGAATTTGTGTGGTTAGCTAAAAACAATAACGTTGTTACGGCTGACTTTGCCGAGGCATGTTATAGTGATGGTGCTCGCCCTGTTAGCGCCCCCTCAAGAGAGGAATGCAAACGCTGGTGCACACCTGAAAATTTGTGTTTGCGTAGGATATTGTAAAATGCCAAAGAAGACCAAAGATGGCAAGATCAAGAAAAAAGAGGAGTACACAAAGACAGACTGGATTGATTGGCTTTGGCCTGTGTTTTCTAAATACATACGCGCGCGCGACTGTATCAGGACTACTGGTTCTCCACTTCATGGAAAATGCTGTACGTGCGGACGAAAATATCCGTTTAAGAAACTTCAAGCAGGCCACTTTATACCGGGCCGAACCGATGCAGTTTTATTTGATGAAGAGCAAGTTCACGCCCAGTGTTACCGTTGTAACAAAAAACTTCAAGGCATGTGGCACAAGTATTATATGTTTATGCTTGACGAAGGATATACACACGATGACATTCAAGAGATGATAATACACTGCAATGATCCGGTAGAGTTTTCGAGAGAGTGGTTTGAGCAGACGTATGAATATTATGAGGTTTCATTGAGAAATTTGTTGGAGGTGTAAAATGTTGGCTTCTGAAATGATAGCAAAATTAACCATACTTATACAAGAACACGGAGATCGAATTTTGTGGCATGAAGATAATGAGTGTCAAGGATACTCATTAAATGATGTTGTGTATGATAAAGACGATGACGATTTTCGCGTGCAATAATGAAAGAATTTGTTGGAGGAAGTTCAATGTTAGATGAAGATTATTATTCTTGTAAATGTGGATATGAAGTATCTGTGCTTGACGTACTTAACAAATTAGTTAAACTTGAGTCGTGTTATGTTCCAAGCACAAAAGAAGTGATATGCGGAGAGTGTGGCAGTAAACACGAAAAATCTATTCAAATTAAAAAACTTAAATGTCCTGAATGTAGCGGTTTAATGGAAGAAAAACGGGTTAAAGATGTAGTATTTGAAGGAGTAATAGTGCCCGGCAAAACCATACAAATCATGGGTGCACAGTATAAGAAACCAATACATTCTGATTCGTTGGGATTGATGCCGAATCAAGTGGCAGAACACAAAGAGAAGTTTCCATATATTCCAATTGACAGTGAGAATCGTCCAGTATTTACAAATAAAACAGACCATGAAAAGTACATGAAAGAGTGTGGGATTATAAAAATACCATCAAGTAATAAACCAAAACGAAAATATTTCACCAAAACTGGTGATAACTAATAACAATGGATGGTCAATCAGACTGGCGACTGAACCGGCTTTGAACACCGGCGAGCCTTAATCGGCCTTGAGGGTTCGACTCCTTCACCATCCGTTTTTAGTTCCTAAAAGAAACTGTCAGCGTGACTGAGGCAAGCGCAACACGAACGTTGGCTCTTACCCTTTACAAAGGAATATACTATGAAAGCACCGAAAATTGACGGGGCAAATACAGGCGAGTTAATGACTCAGGATGATAAAGAACAGTATGAATCTCCTGAATTTCTTGCCAAAACAGCAGAACGATTGGAAGCACTTGGAGGCAGTCCTGCTCCAGTTGTAGTGCCTGAATCTGAACCAGACCCTGAACCAGAATCAGAACCGGAACCTAATCCTGTTCCTGATCCTGAGTTGGAGTCAGAACCGGAACCAACGCCTGCTGTAGACACGGATGATGACGACGATGACACTAAGGAAAGTGAAGATGAACCTGCTATTCCTGAACAACTATATCAGGCGGCTGTTCATAACAGATGGACACCGGAGCAGATTATTAAATTTTGGAAAGGTGATCCTGAACTGGCTAAGGCAACGCTTGGCAAGATGCGCGATGATATGGTGGCTGTTAACAACCAGTATGCCGAACAAGGTCGCGCAGCAAAACAACTTCAAGCACAAAAAGCAGAGTTGGAACAGCGTACTATTCAGCCGATACAGGTAGCTAAACCAAAGAATGAAGCCGTTGAAAAAATGAGGGAAGAATATGGTGATGGCGCTGCGGCTATACTGGAACAGGTTATAGCAGGACAGGCCCAACCATTAACACCCACACAACAAGTTGATACGGCACAACAAGAAAAGAATGTAGCAAGAACAGAAAGAAGTTTGGCAGTAGTGCAACAGATGTCACACTGGTTTGCTAATCCAGCTATGAAACCATATGAGGAGTACTATGGCGCTGGGACGGATTCCAATGGGTTCCCACTTATTACGGGAGAACATCTTACACAGGAACAGCGCACTAACCGCGAGAACCTGCTTGATAAAGCTGGTGATATTGAAGCTGGAGTAGCACTGCGAGGCGGGACATTGAGTGTTGCTGATGCGTTGACTATGGCACATGTTGTTGTAACCAAAGACCTACAAACTGAAATAGTCCGTAAAGGGATCATGGCCAAAGCAAAGAAAAAAGCAGCAGGCGTTACACTACGACCATCAGGTACAAAAATCGTACCGAAAGTAAAACTGAAACCTGGTGAAAAGAAAACAGAGAAGCAAGTTTATGCAGACGCTGATGCGCGGCTTAAAAAATTAAAAGCCGGCAAGCCAATGGTGTAAAAAAAAATAACTTCTCGGAAAGAAGAAACTATGTCTGTAAAAATGACGGAATTGGGCGATTTTATTAGTCTAACTCTAAACGATTTGCCGGATAATCATTTTGAAGTGAACTGGACAAACCAGGATTATGAGTTCACCAGAATTTATCAAAATGAGAGAATGGTTATTGATGGTGGAAATGAGATCGAACGTAAGATCATGTTCGACAACAGTGGACATGCTCGGTATCGTTACAACTATGATACTGATGAGCCTTCAGTTGAAGATTTAATGTCTACAGTTAAGGTGCCCTGGACTCGTTTGGGCACTTACTATGGAT